CTACAAAACCAGAGGCCAAGTTGCCCGTGAGGGCTACAGAACTACTTACACCTACTGTACCTACCGCTCCTGATGCTGCGTTACCTGTTAGGGCGACCGCAACCGTTACCCCAGAGAGCGAGGCATACGGCGTTTCAGCGTAAGCGGAGATACCAAACATGGCTTATGCGGCTAAAGCCGCCCCCGCTTAAGTTGTAGAGATACGCAAGAGCGCGGTGCTAGTTGTGTTTGAAGGCATCGTCAGCGCAAAAGTACCAGCAGTAATCGTTTGGTTACCGAAGGTATAGACGCCAACAGCCTTGTTACTCTGAGTAGAGTTATACATGAGCATCGCGTTAAAGGAAGTGCTCAAAGTCACGTTGGTATAACTAATACTCGCAGAGGGTGTCCAGTAACCCACACCAGCAGTAGCCGAGGAGTTAGTAGAAGCAGGTGGAGTAGCGTTTGTGATTGTCACACCGCCAGCAGAATAGTTAGTTCCAGTCACTTCACCAGTAGCCGTGTAAGCGGTAGTGGAAGCGTCAATCGTGGCAGTAGTCAAGTACAGAGCGGCCTTGAAGGTGTCTGCGGTTGTGGCTGCGCGGATAGGAGCAACACCAAAGTTGTGGGTTGCAGTAAGCACTTCTCCTAAGAAAGAGGTGCAGAGTGATGCGGTATTTGCCATGATATTTCCTTATACGAAATTGGTTAATTCACCACCAATAGGCAGTGCCCGTTTCAAAGTCACATGAGCAGAGCGATGGACTAACTCAGCGTCTTTCCAATACTCAACCCAAGTGGTCAACTCGTTGTCGTCTTCAAAGACGCCCTCTTTCTTCTCCAAGAGGGATTCATCCATTTCGCCGTAAATCGTTGTCACAAGTGCCATTACGAAATCCTTATGATTGCTGATGTGTTAGTAGCTGATGGGAATTGTACGGTGAATGTAGTAGTGCTGGTCTTATCGTTACCAAAATCTAAAACACAAATTGATGGGTTAGTTGATCCATCCGCCAAGTAAATCAAAGCACCTCTAGCGGTAATCGCCCCAGTCCAAGAAACATCGCTAAAAGACAAATACGATGTGGCATTACCCGTCTGATTCCCAATAGTAGGAATCTGGGATATGGTCAAAGTTTGACCACCAGCTGAGTAATTTCCACCCGTGGCTTCGCCCGTGGTTGTGTAGCCTGTTGTGGTGGCGTCCAATGTGGCAGAGTTGGTGTAGAGCGCAATCTTGAATACTTGAGTTGTCCCAGTATTAAAGTTAAACGTCCCGTCAAGCAACCCTGTCTTGAACGTGTTGGTAGCAAAGTTGCCTGTAAACGCCAATTAAATCACCCCAGTATTCTGTGGTAACGGTGCTTGGCGATACTGACCAGAACGGTACGCATCGCTTCTCTCCAGACCATCTCCAAGGCGTTTAGCCAAGGCTAGTGCTTCTTTGTATTTCCCGTCACACAAAGCGACCATGTCCGCTTCGCCTTTCATAAACGTATAGGCTTCAACCAAAGAGCCGTAGAAGAGCACAGTATCAAAGTTATCCCCAAGCCATGTGGTGTTAGCCGTAGTAATGGACTCAGGGTAATAGTAGTAATGCAACTCGACGTTGTAAGCGGCATCTGGGGTTGGACCCATGATAAAAGTTAGTTCGTTTGTAATCCCGCCACTTACTACAGTCGGCCCAAACAGCGCGTAATACTTGGGTAAACCGTTATAAGCAGCGCCAGTTTCTGGGTACGCCTCGCGAATAAAGTTGACGTCCTTGTTTAGCAAATACGTATATCGCTCAGTACTTAATCCGTAATCTTCAATGACCGCCAAAGAATAAGTAGACAAAAAGTCATCAGGGGCAGACAAATACTTGTTACTAGAAGTAAGCACACCTGTCACGTTTTTACGCAATGACGGGAACTGAACAGAGTTGTATATGCGTTGTTCCGCCTGTTCGATAAAACGATTTACATCGAAAGTCTCAAACGTATTCTCCGTGTAATCGGAAATAGACGTAACAAGGTCGGAATAGTTCATGCCATTGGGCCTCGTGCCATTACGCCTTTAGTTGCCGCGCCAGTACCACGGATTTTGATACCGTCAGTTTTGATAGGCTTGTAGTTACCTTTGCTAACCATGCCAGCAGAAGGATTCAACTGATTTAGTTCTTCGCGTGGCGATGTAACCTTGAGATCGGCTGTAACACCTTTGCCCGTCATGGTATGGGGCTTAGCGTATGCGCTTGCTGGTTTGTTTTCTTTTTTGGCCATATTAGCCTCCGCGTGAAGTACTGCGTTGATTCATAACACGAGCCATATTGCGGCCGTATTTCTTCATTGCCTGACTAGTCACGCCACCTTTAGCCATGCCTTTGTGCATACGCTTTTCGTGCTTTTTGACCTCTGTGTCAGCAATTCGTTTAACTGTCTTCGTATCCATATTCAACTCCTAAGTTGTTGCTACCGTCACTGTACCTAATTGAACCACCAAATTCAAATTATTTGGCGTCAACCCCGCATCATTTGCTCTTGATCCACCTACTGGAGCCCAGCCCCATTGGAATACTCTACTACCGCCCTCTAACGTCCCTTGTGCGTTTGGGTCGGAACTTGTTGAATTAAGTATCTGTAAACCAGATAACCCAGACACCAAATAACTACGATCAGGACGCGGATTACGCAGACCTTGAGGGTCGTCCACTGGGTACATACCCAACTGTAACTGCGGTTGATCTGGGTCCCAGCACTCAGGACAGACCAACAACTCATAGTTCTTAGTCTTGATGATTTCGCGGCGTAGTTGCTTGAGCTTATAACGCCCATCGCAACGATCGCACTGCGCAATCGCCCATTTACCAGAGGCGAACCTGTTACCCATTTAGATCGTGTTCCCAATAAACTGCTGACGCGGAACAAACCGCAACGCGGCTTTCTCGTGGTCTTCGTACGCGGCAAGTTCCCAAGCCTCGTCATACTGTGCTTTCAACATAGCCAGACGCTCCATGCCCTGTGGCACTTTGCCTGCGATGTAGTACGACAGGCCAGCCGCCATACAAGGAATAAATCTAAACGGCACGTCCATGATGTTCACACCCCCGCCCGCGTCTTGTGTTCTGCGTAGGCGCCAATAAGCAAATGTGTATTGTTGGGCGGCATCTGGCGTAGGCCAAACCGTAATAGCCGGTACTTGCTGCCAGTACACAGTAGCACCTGATGTATGGCTTGCTGCAATTGTGTTTTGTTGCCCACGGAAACAGTTGTTTAGCGTACCGCTCACCGCCCCTGCGGTCTGCGTTATGTAGCTGTAGTTGATCAACTCATCGTCAATCTTTACAAACCCAGATGCGGGTAAACCCGTAACATCGCTGATTGATATGGAGGCTGTTTCGGTTGAAGTGATTGTTGAAGATAGTGTTGATGCTACAGGCGTTGTCTGCCCGTTGTAGCGCTGAATCCAAACCTGAATAGGTCTGGCTTGTTGAATCTTGTTTGGGATAGTGGCGTAAGTAGAAACACTAATACGCGTAATAGTTAAATCAGCTTGAGTAGCCGCATCATTCGCGCCCGTACGTATAACATGCTCTAGTAGGTCAATCGTATCGTTAGGTAGGGGATAGGTGTTTTGCCCTTGCACCAGAGTTATAGTCCCCGGCTCAATAGTCCAAAGATTGATACCCCTGTTTGCCCAATCAGCAAACATGATGTTGAGGCTACGACGCGCAGTACGCAGATCGTAGCCTGTGCGAAGCTCACTACCAGCGCGTTCAAACGCCTCCTCAACCAACTCAGTTAGGTCGAGGTTAAAGCTGGTTGCGCCAGAGGTGTTTGCCATGTCACTTCATTTTCTTTAGGGTTTGGGCTAGACGGGCACGCTGTCCCATCTTGCCGGGGGCTTTGGCTGCTTTGGCTAGTTTCTTCGCTGGGATAGTCTTGCCTGCTTTCACGCCAAGAGCGGAACGCAGTTTCCCCGCATTTTGTGGTTTAATAGCATCCTGAATCCACTTTTTCTTTTCAGCCATGAGTAATCTCCAAAGAACAATTCAAGGTCGTGGGCATACTACGTTGATATGCGCTGCTTGCAACGCTATTTTTACCCGTCCAAATGCACATATTAGAGGAACAACTCATGCCTGCTCTAGAGATTGCTCGCAAAAATTGCGTCCTCGCAAACCAAAAACTTTGTTGCAGTGTATCTGTAAAACGTGTGGAAAACAATTTGAAGTGCGTAAAGGGTGGGGTGGTACAGGAGAGTATTGCTCGATACCATGCTTGGCAAAAACTCGTGGAGAAAAAATGCGAGGTCCTCAACATCCAAAATGGAACGGCGGCACTAGCAAACGCAAACATAACAGCCGAAAAGTAATCGCCCAAATCATTGCAGAAAAAGGCAAGTGCGAAGAGTGCGACAGCACAAAAAATTTGCAAGGGCATCATATTAAATCGCATAGTGCGGAACCAAGTTTGCGGGCTGATCCCACCAACATTCAAGTATTGTGCGTGCAATGCCATGCTGAAAAACATCCTAAGTTGTCCAAATTTATTCTTGCTGGGCATGTTCACGCCTGACATTATCTAAACCTCGCAGTCTTTTGGGCGATGCCCTTGGGTTGCTTTACGAATTGTTTTCCGGCTTTTTTGCCAGCACGTTTTGCACGCGTTGTCGCAGCGTACTCAGAAGAGCTGAGACTTTTGATCGCAGCTTCTGGTAGATATCTTTCACCTGTGTCAGACGAGCGTTTTCCACTTTTTGTCCTCCATTTTTGGGCAGTCCAATCTTTCAATGACTGTTGGGGGTTTTTCATTTATACCCGCCACCTTTAGATTTGTACTGCTTGGCTAATAACTGAGCCTTTCTTGCGCTCCATTGCCCTGCCGCAGTGCCCTGCACAGCACGAGATTTGATTGACTCAAACAACGATTTGCGCATACCCGGCTTGGTATAAACCCCAGCCTGATTGACCTTTGATTTAGTGGCGCCACCTTTGGCGTACATATCAACGTCATTAGGGTTATCCTTGCGATGGATAACCTTCTTCTTGGGCATTTTGGACGGGGCGATTGCTCCCATCCCACGGCTTGGCATCATTTTTTACCCTTTGCGTAACCCCCGCCACACATAATCATCTTGCCACGAGTCTTACCCCGTTGGGCAATACCATCAGCGCGAGCAGAAGCAGTCATACCGCCTTTAGCTTTGCTTTCGACAGTATCTGGGTTAACAGAACCTCTACCCGCACCTGCTTTGTTGGAAGCGCCTTCACCAGTATAGGTATAACCTTCGCTAGAGCTAGTTTTAGAAACACTTGGTTCTGGGTAGTCAGCCAAATTAAGTTTACTTTTGTATGGACGATTAGTCATACGGTCGTAGTCTTCAACACTCATGCTCTTTGGTGTTTTATCAACGCGAATAGCACTACCGGGTTCTATGGCTTTTACTTTACCCTTACGGACTGGTTCATCCACTGGAGTAGAGTCGGAATATTTGTAGTCTTTAGCCATGATTAGTACATCTTTCCACGAGTTTTACCTCTTTGGGCAATACCATCAGCGCGTTTAGAAGCAGACGAACGCGCCATACCACCTTTTGCTAGATTACCTCTAGATGCGGCTTGTTCTCGCTCTTTCTGCACCTGCCTACTCACAGGTCTAGTTGATTCGTAGTTTTGTTTAGCTCTTGAAAAAACATCACTAATAGATGACCCTATGTTTCTAAGCCCAGACATGACATTTGCACGACGTGCAGCCATTTCTGCATCGCGTTCTGCGGCGCCCTTCTTAACTTGTACCTTACCAGCAAAGTCACGATAAGTTTCTTTTTTAGCGGTAGAAGGTGTAGAAGACTCAGAAGCTGCGGATGTAGACGAAGAAGAAGTAGAGGTAGAAGGCGTAGATTTAGCCGCTGGTGCAGGTGTAGATGCTGGTTTAGATGCTGCCCTAACTTTAGGTTTAGCCGCCTCATCACGCAGATTTTTAAGGATGGTTTCACCCTTAGCCTCATCCATAATTGCTTTGGCTGCTTCAGAAGCATTAGCACGCTCTAACGCGCCTTCATCGTAGGCTTCTTTCATCCCAGCGTTACTGTCGTCGCTTGTAACGTAACCTTCGTCGTTATAGCGTTTTATTTTACGTTTAGCCATGATGGACTCCTTTTAGCAATAAGCTTTGCCGCCCTTTTTCATGCCTAGTGGTTTAGCGCCAGACATCTTTACTTGAGTACCTTTGGTTTTGCCTTTGGAAGCAACACCATCACGGCTAGGGGCAGCAGTTCTAACTGAACCCATTTTGGCAGTAGTAATACCGCCAGAAGCCATCTTTTTCATACCGCCTTTTTTCATACCTTTCATCTCGGCCTCTTCGTGTTTGACCATAGACTTAGGGGCACCCTTGGCTTTCATAAAGGAGACTTCCTTTTTAACCATTGCTTTGGATTCTTTCATTTCACCACCTCTTTTAAAAAGTGCCATTGCCCCATGATCGGTCTTTGGCTGGTTTACTCGCTGTAGGTCTGCGCGGCTTTGCGAACCGCCAGAACCAAACTTTTTGCCCTTATCCGCCTCAGTAAAGTCTTTACCAACAGATTGGGGGACCCCTGCTTTCTTAGCAAACGCTGGGTTGTTAGCCACCGCCGCCATGAAATTGTGTTGTTTTTTGCTTGTGCTTGGCATATTACGTTTTGATGATCCAACCTTTACCAAAGACAAAGCCTGCTGCAAGCAGGCCAATCCAAATCAAAGCTTTCTCTACAACGGTTTTACCAACCTTTTTGTAGAACTCTGAGGACAATTCTTCAAGCGCAAGTTTTGCCGCTTCTTTGGCAATAGCACGTTCGCGTTCGGTTAACTGTATGTCGGCCATATCAGCACATCTTTCCTTTAGTTTTGCCGCGTTGGGCTATGCCATCAGCAGATTTAACGTAACCGCCATCTGCGCAGTTCCAAGCACGAAGACTTTTGTTAATCCTCGAATTGGGATCGTTTGCGGTCTTGGCGCTCGTTAGCTTCGATTTCATGCCTTTCATACGAGCGCAAAAAGAGTCGCGCCTCGCACCGCCCTCTGGTTGAGGTCTCTTCAACCCCGGCTTCCCCGGATTTGCGGCGTTGTAAGAGGCTCGCCCCTTGGCGTTCAAGCCGCCACTTGGATTCTTCCCTTCTGCTCTCTGCCATGCTGGGGTCTTAGCCATAAATCACCATTACTGAATCTACGTTGGTGAGGTCAGCGTAGAGGCCGTTTTTAGCCAATACACCTTCACCGGGCATCAAAATCCAGTATGTACCTTGATTAGCGGCTGTGGGGGTGCTAATTGTCATCAAACAAGTACCAGCAGCCGAAGAGCCGTCATAGATCACCACGGTGCCAGCAAGGGCGCCAGATGTTCCGTAGATAGCCTTGATACGGCAACGCCCTATGACGTTACCGGCTTGGTCTTTGAATGTGTTGTCAGCACCCAGTGGCTGGGATACCAGAACGTCGGTTTGCATGGAGATTTACTCCTTAGACGTTTTGTTGGCCGCCCAGAGGATCGGTTACAAAGTATTGAATTACACCATTTACGCTACCTGTACCAGCAGACGCACCTACACCAGCGGTGATATAGATCATCTCAGACGAAGAGATCACAGTACCAAGTGAAGTGCCTGCGGTAGCAGAACCGGGAACGATTTGGTTAATTGTGTCAGTCAACTCATTTGCTAGAGAGTTAGTTGACGAAGTGCCTGTGGTGTACAGAGTGTGGCCCATATCAATAGTGCCTGTAGCATTATCTACAGTGATTGTGATAGACATCACAACTGCGCCCGCAGGAAGAATCACAGGGGAACTATTGGTTGAAGAAACCACGACGTTTGCGGAAGCTGCGGATACGTCAGCGACGTAGAAATTAGCGGCCATAACGCCGGTACCACAATAAGCGGTGCGTGTTTGATCACCGCCACCAGAACGCCAAATACTTTGGGTGGTAGAAACTGCCATATTAAATTGTCCTTCGTACAAAGATCAGTTCGTTAATTGTGTACGCATCTGCAAGGGGTTAGAAGCAGTTTAACGAACCGGAGACCCCGGTTTCTCGCAATATACACTAAATTTCTGGGTTGTCAACTAACTTGTTTGACTTCTTTAGGTTTTCATCTTGTGTGATAACCCGCAGGTTCCACGGCACATGCAGGCCACATACAACGTCAGACCGCAAAGGAATTATGTGGTCAACAACGTACCGTTCTCCTGTGGTTTTAGATAGATGAATTGCGGCTTGATACAACGCCCGCATCTCTGTCTTTTGCTTACGGGTAATCCACGGCGGTGTTGCCTGCCTATGTTTTTTACGGCGTACTTTATTGTCAGCTAAGACTTGGTCTTGGTTGTTCTCTTTCCATACGTTTCTGTACGCCTGCTTTTCAGACGCAGAACGTGCTTGCGCCCTAGCAATTACTGCATCTTTATTTTGTTTGTAATAACGCTGTTTAGCGGCTATACCAGCTTCTGACTTGTTGTATTGCTTGAAATACTCTGCACGGGTTTCATTGCCTTTTGCCCACTCGACCTTCAAACACTCTATACAAGCACCTTTGGTCTTGCGTGGGGCTATATGCCCATGTTTACATGGCTGTCCAGTGAAATAGTACTTACTGCCGGTTTTCTTTGCTTCTTCTCTTGTTGTAGGTAAGTTAGTGGTGTCCATTTACATCTCCTGTGTTACGACACAGGTAATGTATCACAGTTTTTTTGGGAAAAGAAAAAGGCCCCTTGTGGGGGCCTTTCTTAGTACTTTTGGTACTAAATATCAGGAAGAACCTGAAGAACCCCACATACCGAGCGGATCCGACCAGCCAAACGAGTAACGCTCGCGAGCCTTGTAACGTACATTTCCAGTGTCAAAATCACCGTCCATTGAGTTTTGCAATGGAGTACGGACGAAGTGCTTCATACCGTTAGGTACGTCTGTAGTCAAGAACCAAGCATTTGGGTCTGTCAAGAAGTGGTTAACGGTGTAACCCTCTGGAACAGCGCCCATGTTCTTGATGGCGTTGATGTCGTTATCGTTAGTTCCGACGCGGAGTTCGGTTTCTAACAAACGATCAGCAACGAACATCAATGCTGGTGGCACGATCATCTTCTTGGGTTTAGCGGCAATCAGCAAGCTACGCTCGTCTGTCCAAGCAGCGATTTGAATAACGGCGGCTTCAAGAGAAGTCTCGTTCAAGTCAACTTGGGTAGAAGGGGTGTTGCTGTTAGTGCTACCAGAAACCAAGGGATGTGCTGTGCTGAACAATGCCACGCCATCGCCACCGGGGTAGCTGCTGGAAAAGCCGTTGTTCAAGACCGCAGCGGCCTTGACTTGCTTGGTATATGCCATAGCACGAGCTAGAGCCTTGGTGTAACGAGCAGACAAGCTGTCGTACAAGTTATCTTCGATCGCCTCTTCAGTGATCGAGAAACCCAAAGCAATGGTTTCGTGGTTATAGCGAGTAGTCCATGCCTCTTGTGCATTGTCATAAGCGATGGCAGAACCTTCGTTTTTGACAGGTGCGGCTGAGAAGCCAGAGAGCTTGGTTTCCTCTTCGAATGAACGCTCAGAAGTCTCGGTTTCGTAGATTTCTTTGTGTTCTTGCCCGTAGGTTGCGTACTCCATACCAAACAAAGCGTTTAGACCGGGGAGCAACTCTTTCAGCAGTTGTGCGCGTGAAATAGCCATGATTTACTCCTTATCAAACGCCAAGTGGATTGAGATACTGATGTCCACCAGCCCATGTAATGGTGTTAGGTGTACCTTCAGCGAGAGAGAAGTACGGCGCATTCCATTTGACAATAACTTCGCAGAAATTACCGCTGGAATTTGCAGTATCAGGAACAACGTCAATTATGCGAAGGGGCAAACTAATGGTGGTGCTAGCACCTGCAAGGGTGTAGACACCAACTTTAGAATCGCCAGTCACAGTTGAACCTGCGTTTTGCACGAGTTGTGCGTTTGAACCAATCATCGTGCGACCTAGATAAGCAGGTAGCAGACCAGAGGTAGTATCGTCAGCAGTAGTGCCAGCGACCAAAACAGCTTTATATAGCTGATCAGGATCATCAGACACAAATGCCAAGATGGTAGAGCCAGACTTAACTGCCAAGCTAGCAGGATAGTACTGCGAGAAGGTCAGTTGGCCAGTCACGGCGCTGATGTATTGACATCCGAGGAACACGCCTACGGGGGTAGCCGTAGTAGTACCAGAGTCAACTTGAATAGTACCTGTTGATGCTAGCTTTACGACATCGCCATAAAAGATATTGGTGTTGTACCCAGTACCAGATGTATTAGCGATAGCGATTTGGCGAGTTGCACCAGCAAATACCTGCCCACCGATCAGGTTGATCGGCTTAAGCCCGTAAGGGGCTGAAACGGTAGGATATGCCATTTAAGACTCCAAAAAATTAAGAACCAGAACCAAATTTGACTTCGGACTTTCTTTCCGAGAAAAGAGGCATCCGAGCGTCACTTTGACGAAGAAAATTGTTATCCACGGAGTCCATCTGAGCTTTGTTTTGACTGGAAAAATGCGAAGCGCGTTGATCCATAAACTCTTCTGGAATACGACAGAGTAACAAACCGCCCACTTCGATGTTTCCTTTGAAACGACCTTCAGTGGAAGCGTGCAACATTAATTCAGGGTAATCCTCACCTTTACAGGCTTCGTATCCTTCCCTGAATTTGGAGGATATATTTGATGGATCAGCATTACCTAAAACTGAAATCCTAACCCAGCGATGTCTCCATCCGGGACGAGGGTCTGGACTAGGTAGGACCTCTGGCGCTCTCCACATTGTGGGGCGCTGTGTTACCACACGAGTATCCAGTTCACGAGCCAACCGGTTCTGTTTAGTTTGCGTTTCCATTATCTATTTCCTTCCAAAGCGGCCTTTTGTCTTGCGTATTCTTCCAATGGCACCCCAAGGCGACGCGCAGTCGCAGCTTCAGATGCCAGCAGTTTTACACGACTAGGCGGAGTGCTACGAGCGGCAGGAGCCACTACAGTAGCGGGTTTTGATGCACGGCGGCGAGGTTCTTCCTCGTCTACCGGTTCGGCCCGTTTTCTTGGAGGTGGGTCGTCGTCCTCTTGGCTCTGAACATCTTCGAAATATTCAGGAAATCGTTTGCGCATTGTTTTGTCAATAGCACGGAAGTATTCTTCTGTGCCGACATAGTCCGCACCATACTCGCGTTGAAGTTTTTTGTCAAGTCCCATCGCAGTCATCGTCATTTCTTCATCTTTGCCCCACCAATCTGAGTTAGCTTCAACCCAGCGTTGAGTGCGGCGAGACATAGGTGGAGAAGACTCTTGAGGTGGCGGCGCCCACTCTTTTTCCTCAATAGGCTTCATGCCTTCTGCACGATCCTTCTTGAGAGTGGCACGGGCAATCTGAGCTTGGGCTTCCGCCATAGCCTCAGAATCACCTAACTCATAAGCCTCTTTATATTGCTTTTTAGCAGCGTTTAGTTCTACATCAGCGGCGTTTTTAGACGTTTCAATGTATTCCTGACTGCCAGTAGCAAGCTGCTTTTGGAGACGTTTGTTATCTTCAATAACCTGCCGCGCATAGGCTTCAGCCGCTTCGCGTTCGCGTAGGGCTTGTTCTTTTGCTCGACGTTCATCGTGATAGCCACGGGTGAACTTTTTGATACGCGCCTGTACTTTCTCGTCGTACGAGGCTAACTCGTCTTCGGTCGGGTCTTCAACCGGCTCCTTCATGGGCTTGCGACCACGATCTTCTGGGGGGGTATCGTCCTCGATCTCTATTTCAAGCTTATCATCTTCAGCAGCAGTCTGCTTTGTTTTGTCCTCGGCTTCATCGGGGAACTCAAACTTATCATCGTATTTAGGTAATGGCATGTTTTACTCCTATGCTCGTGTAATCCCACGGGGGTCCTGCACAACAGCCTCGACGTTGTCGTCATTGATCAGACGGAACTCTCGGCCATGAATCTTCAGGCGGGTGCCTGAATTGGGGCGCACGATGACAAAGTCACCAAGCTTGCAACGGGGTCCACTAGGGAACCGTGTTGTATCTTTATAGGCTTCGGGGCCCATCTTTACGACAAATAAAACAGGGGTAAGAATTTCTTCTTTCCATATTTCTTGACTTGATTTAACAATACCAAACTCGCTTTCTGCGTACTCTTCCATAGCTTCAGGAACTACAGTGAGCAACATAAAACCAGAAGGGTCGGGCAACTGTTTCGCTTTCTCCTCGTTGTTCTTATTCAGAATACCGGAAAGGTCAACAGCGGACACATCAAAACTACTCATCAGCTTTCTCCAAGCGTTGCACAAGGTCGTTGATGATGGAATCTGCTAGATTTAGACCTCGGATAACCCCACAGATTTTCTTGTACTCGTCATAAGTGTCAGCACGGCTTGCCGCAATGTATGCGACTTGCTCTTGCCTTAATTTTTCAATTTCACTTTGAACGTGTGCGAGTAGACGGTAGTCACTCATTTATTCTCCTTTTTGCTGGGCTGATTTCGTTGCGCTGCCCGTTGCGCTTGCTGTACTGCCATCTGAGCACGGTGTTTAGCCATGTCAGCGCCAATACGAACTCCTTCGGCCATTTGTTGTTTCTCGACCTTATCTTTAGCTGCCGCAGCTTGTGCACCAACCTGCATTGCGGCGATCTGCATCTGTGACTGAATACGCGCTTCTTCAATACGAATGCGATCGGCTTTCTCAGCCGCTTCAATCTGTTGCTTCTGCGCTTTGAGTTGCAAATCCTGCTCCTTGAGTTGGAGCTCTTTCATCTGCATCTGAACTACAGGGTCTTGCATCTGCTGTTGTGCAGCTTGTTGTGCAGCTTGTTGCTGGTTCTGTTGTAACAACTGCTGCGCAGCTTGTGCTGCCATAACTGCAATCTGATCTGCCACTTCTGGTGGAACTTCTTTGTGCTCCTCTCCACGCTTTGTTTGCGGGGGTAGGGTAGTACCCATCATCTGCTCGATCTGTTTGCGATACTCAAACGCAATGTGCTCGTTCACATGCGCCATAGCTGCCGCCATGATCGCTTGCGCTTGTGGGTTCATCTGCATCAACTGCTGAATTTTCGGGTCTTGAATCGCAGCCATGTGAACTCTGATATGTGCTTCATGGTTCTGCTCAATAAATGCCTTGACCGGTTTGCCAGTAAGGATATCTTGGTTCTCTTGCACAGGGTCAACAGGTGTTGCATCGTCCTCAATCGGTACGAGTTTGGCTGCGTTCTTGATGCCCAACACCTCAATCATCTGGCGATGTAGAAGTGGTAAGTCATACAGTTGCGGTGCTGTTTGCGCAAGCTGGAGAACAGCTTGGTATTGCACAATCTTCTGCGCCATCGTTGCGGCGTTTGGATCGGAAACTGGAATGATGTCAACCATGTCGTAGTCAGCTTTACGGGCTGTACGACGGCCATCAACTGGCTCGTAGTCGTATTCTTCTGGTGCGTAGTCAGCAATGATGATCTTCAAGAGCTTGAACTCTTGCTTCATAGCGTTGTGCAGGCGAGCCTGAACCGCTGTCATCACTTTCAAAGTACGCTCTAAGATAGCTAGCGTAGTGCCAACAGGAGCTTGATTGCTCATGTCGCTGACCTTCATATCACCACTAGAAGCAAATGCGCGACCTTCTTGAACTATCTGATTAAATAGTGTGAGTAGAACCTGTGATGGCTCTTTGTATGGCAGTGGTAATATGTTGTCACGGATACTTCCGGAAGGGACATCTACGTCCCTGAATTCTCCCGGCGCAATCGGCGTGTCATCACCTTTAACGCGAAGGCCCCGTGATTTAAGACCTCCGGGGAGATTAGATAAAGTTCCCGCGTCCACCAATTGACGAATAAGCATTGTGGCTGACTTGGTGTAGCCTCCAATGAGGTGTATGAGACCATACCCGTAGAAGCCAAATCCGGGGATGTATTGGTAGTGGACGAAGTGTTGACGCTTGAGGTGGAGGGTGTCGTCTTCATACCAATTCCTTCTAACAGCGAGAATGGTAGATGTGCCCTTCTCTATAGTAACAACGTACGGTAGCGCAATACCTGTCTCACGCCCCTTCTTATCTTTGTGCTCAAAACCCGGCAGGTCTAAGTCAACGTGCATCTCAAGGATGCGATAGCGGGTATCTTGTATAGCAGATAAGCCCATCTCTTCGGCCTTCTGCTTCTCGATGTCATCTAACTGACCTGTAGGCTCACCTAGTTCAACATCAGCATAGAACCCTGCTTCTTGTAACTTGCGAACCTCGTTTTCAGTCTTACGCATGATGTGCGTAACACGCTCGGCTGTTTCAATATTGCTAGCCCCATATGGCACTACGATGTCTTCAGCAGGGATAAACATCGCAACTTGACGCCCCTTGCTTGGGTCGTAGTACACCTTCTTGAACGCGGAGCCTGCTAATGGCAATGACCACAACATCTTCTCGTGCTCGTTCCTGTACTCCGTCATCGTCTCAGTTAGCTGGTAGTTCATGTCCTCGCGCACGCGCGTGGCTGCTTCTTCCCGTAACTTAGTAATAGCACCAACTATCTGTGTCTTAACAGGGCCTTGTGCTGGAAATGTCTCCATCATGGCTTCCGATTGAAAGCGCACAACAGATTCAGTGAGCATAGGGTGGAACACACCACACGCACCTTGCCACGGCTCAGTACGCTCTTCGTACTTCAGGCCAAGTAGTTTTAGCCCGTCTACATACGTTTGTATCCACTCTTTGCGGTCAGAGATGTCTTTATCAAAGTCGCCAATCAATTCACCTGCTAGAGAAGCAAGCTCCTTGTCGTCCATGTACTCCGCAAGATTGGCATCAAAGTCTTCTGCTGTTTGCTTTTGTGGTTTTAGTTGAATCTCTATGTCACCTAAACCAATATTTACATTCTCTGGGTCTTCAATCTCAATCTCAAGTGGAGGGCTTTCTTCTACCACATCGCCCAAACCCATAGGGGCTTGATACAAACTTTTAGCCATGTCACCACTACCCATGTATCCTGTTGCCATAATGTTTCCTTAAACTGTGTAAAACCGATCGCGGTTGCGGTTACCCCTGAAATAAACCATCTCTTCCGGCTCATCAGTGGGTAAACGTAAGAACCCACCTTGTCTAAATCTCATCAGTGCTAGAGTAGTCGCGTCAACCAAGTCGTCATGCTCGCCGGATGGAAACGCAGCAATCTCATCGACGAGCTCTTCAGCCCATCGTGTTCTTGGCACCCACACCTTACCGGACGCAATTATGTCTGATACGGAGTTAAGGCGGGAAATTTTATCTTGGCCCTTACTAGGCGTGTACTCCTGCACAGGTATGCCCATCGCTCTTAGTTCATATATAAGAGGCGCACCGGTAGCTTTCTTCTCGATCAACACACCATCAGGTTCATAATCTTTGTACTCATTGAGCACGTCTCTTTTTAACTCTGGGTACTCAGCACGTTTGCGATACGTATTCAACAGTATCAAGTTCTTAGAGCCGTTGTCTTCGTCATTAGTGAACACCCCCCACGTCGTGCCTGCGGAGTAGTCAGCGCGGTTGTTCTTTTCAAATGCCGTGTCCCACGTCTGAAGTATGTACTCGCAAGCGGGCGCGGAGTCCGCCTCCCACCATTTCCACCAATCCCTCTTAACAATCGCACTCTCGTTACCTACAGGGTTCTGTTGATACTGCGCCTGCCACTTCGCATTAGGTAATTCTTCTCTTAACGCCTCCAGCTCCGCCAGCGACCAAAACTCTGGCCATAGGGGTTTACCACTAGGCATGATGGCAGGGAACTCAATCACATCCCACTGATCCCCACCCCGCGCAGCCGCCGCCTTCAATACCTGACCCGTCAAATCTCGCATAGCCCAGCGCGTCATCACCACAATAATCACTCCACCGGGCTGGAGACGCTGGCGTGGTCCAGACGTATACCACTCTGTGACCTTATCAAACACATCTGGGTTAGTTGCCGCTAGTGCGGCCTCCTGTTCTGAGTGCGGATCGTCAATAATCAATAGATCAGCACCCTTACCAGTAACAGTTCCGCCTACACCAATAGCAAAATAATCACCATTTTTACTCGTATTCCACCGTCCAGCCGCTTTTGAGTCCGCTCTTAGCTCCAAATTAGGGAAAAGGTCCTTATAAACCTCCGAATCCACCAAATTTCGCACTTTTCGACCAAAACCCACCGCCAATTCAGCCGTATTTGAGCACTGAATCACCTTTTTATTAGGGAATTTACCTAGAAACCACGCTGGAAGTAGATATGAAGCGAACTCAGACTTGGTATGGCGGGGCGGCATATTAATAATCAACCGTTTCGTCTCGCCTTTGATGGCTTTTTCGAACGCTTTGGCCATTATTTTGTGGTGTCGGCCCCCAATAAACTCAGGCCACACCTTATTTACAAACCCCATGAACGTATCGCGGGCCTGTTGTTTCTCAAACAGCGCGTCCCGCTTCTCCAAATCAGCTAAAACTATGGCTTTTTGCGCGGGCGTCAGCTTATCTAAGTTAGCTAAGAGCGCTTTGAGCTCCGCGTCCATCGTAGATACGGGTGTTTCATCCCTCATTAGTGTCCTCGGCGGGCGGTTCGGGTGGGGTTTCTACTGAGTCATCTATGACTGGCCCTAACTCTGCATCCAGATCAATGTCTATCGGTGTGATGTCCGTTGCGCCCTGCACAAGCAGCATCTTGCGCACCTTATCTTTAATAGCTTGGTCAATATCTACTACGTTGTTATACGTTACGGTAATCTCTGTCTTCTCTGAGAAGAGGCCCACATCGCTTATCTTGCCCAGCATCTCCGTCGCTTTGATCTCTATCTTAGGATCGCCACACGATGCTAGGTCTAGTAACTTGTTAGTGACCACTAACCTAAGTTGAGAGGCATCCGCCACAAACTCATTGTCGTATTCACGCAGCATATTGCCTATGCGTTCCGCGACTGGCAGAGCGTACATGGCTTGCGGGTTTTTATCTGGGTCCTTGCGCGGCCTGCCGCGTCCTCTTTTGGGCGGGGCGTCGGCTGTCATAGCCTTCTCGTATTGGTCGACGATCAGCTCATTGAATGTTTTGAAAACCTCGTCGGCTTTGTCTTGCGCTTCGGGGTCGTCGTCTACGTGGGCACCGAGTTGTTTCAACATGCCCGCTGTGTTCGCCGCGATCTGCATGTTTTCCCGCAAAGTAGAAGCTACTTCAGGCTCCAAACTTTCTGGGTATGGAACCGTTTTATCAGGGTTTAATTGCAGTGACATTGACGAAATAGCACTCCGGTGAAAGAGGATGTGGTGCGAACTGTAGCAGAAAAATACTACTTAGTGCAAGGAGGAGGTTGGGACTCCTATACGGGGGGTGTTTTGAATAACAAAGTGAATGATAAAAGTTGGAAATTTTCATAGGGGGTGGGGGGTATTTGTGAATTGAAAAGTTACTCATCGGGTGTGCAAAACACTGTGTATGTCGTTTGAGCCTCTCCGGAGCGCAATTTGGGGGTGTGGGGGTCTCTCCGGCGCGAAGTTTTTTCGCGTTAAGGGGTGTAGTCGGAGAAAGTCGGCTCGATTTTGGTGGTGTAGTCGGAGAAAGGTCGCGCGATTTTTTTGGTTCGATAGCATTGGTTGGCGTTGTAAACCCGTGTTCCATTTCCACAATAATCGGCTGGTTTCTATAAAATATATCTTATCGGTTGGGGAGATGCTAACTCTTCAATCGACGCGAACATATCGAATTGGTTTCGATTTGTTCGGTGGCGATCTTGCCAATTTCAACCTTTACTTGGGAGAATATTAAAATGCAAAAAACTGAAGTAAATTCTGCCGTCGCGCAGTTGTTGTTCATCGGTGGTCGCGCCATCGAAGAAGTAGAAGCGTCAATCAAGGAAATCGGTTTCGCGTCTCAAAAAGAGACAGCGAAAATCAGCAAGTCACAAGATGAGTTGAGCCGTCTCAATGCTAATCTTCTTGGTTGGATCGCACAATTAGACGCTGACGGCAAAGTTATGCGTTACGCTGACGATCACCCGCTGACACCTAAGAAGATCATTCCAATTCCTTATGATGAGTTCAAGGCGATCCGTGGCTTCTATGTTGCTGCGGCTTACGATGCGGGCGCGGTTTCGATTGAAGCGGCTGAAAAAGTTTGGGAAGCCGCGATCAAGGAATTGGCGAGCGAAGCGGGCTTTACGCGTCCAAAGGCGGAAAGCACCGATGCGGTTCGCATGGCTGAGAAGCGTGCGAAGTTGATCGAGAAATACGCGTCTGATTCCAAAGAAGATTTGGAAAAACAAAAAGCCGACGCACTCGCAAAGGGTGACAATGAATCACTCAGGATAGTCAAAGAAATCAATGATGAGGTCAAGCGTCGCGAGAAACCTCAGTTAGACGCGGAACAAAAAGCCCGCGTTGCTACGCGTGACAAGATCATTGCTCGCGCCCGTGAGTTGTGCAAGGCTGGCACTGCTGACGCTGACGAGAAGTTGATCTCTGCCCTCTTAGCCCTCGGCTAAAGCCCTGCCCGCCATGCTCATAACATGGCGGGCTTTTTCTTTTCTTTCTTTATTGGAGAATCCATGTCTAGAC